TCTCGGCAGCTATCGACCAGTTGAAGGTCATGGGCGAGCAGGCCGGTGTTCCTGTTTATACTGAGGAGGGTGTCAAGGATCCTGTACGGATTGCGAAGAACGCCGTGGCAAAGGCCAAGGCTGAGGGTTTTTCTGTCGTAATCATTGATACCGCCGGCCGTCTGGCCGTGGATCAGGAGATGATGGATGAGATCGCTGCCATCAAGAGGGCGGTGAATCCTACCGAAATTCTCTTCGTGGTGGATGCTATGACCGGTCAGGATGCCGTCGAGACTGCCAAGGCGTTCAATGAGACTCTTGATTTCGATGGCGTGGTTCTGACGAAGATGGATGGTGATACCCGTGGCGGTGCCGCCCTTTCCATCAAGGCAGTAGTAGGAAAACCTATCAAGTTCATTTCTTCCGGCGAGAAGATCGACGCCCTGGATGTGTTCCATCCTGCCCGTATGGCCGACCGTATTCTCGGCATGGGTGACGTGGTTTCCCTCGTGGAGAAGGCTCAGGAGCAGTTCGATGAGAAGCAGGCCCGTGAACTGAAGAAGAAACTTGTCAAGAACCAGTTCTCCCTGATGGATTTCTATAACCAGATCCAGCAGATCAAGAAGATGGGCAACATCAAGGATCTGGCATCCATGATTCCTGGTGTTGGCAAGGCCATCAAGGATGTCGATATCGACAACAATGCTTTCAAGAGTGTCGAGGCCATCATCATGTCAATGACTCCTTACGAGCGTGAACATGCCGAGCAGATAAACGGCAGCCGCCGCAAGCGTATCGCCGACGGAAGCGGCACCTCGATCCAGGAGGTGAACAAGCTCCTCAAACAGTTCGAGGGTACCCGCAAGCTCATGAAGGGCGCCATGGACGGCTCTCTGGCCTCGCGTTTGAGAAGACGCTAGGCGCTGCTTTTGGGAGGTTGAGGCGGTTAGTCCGGTCGGTTAGTCCCCACATCGGGATGCGGCCACGGGCAAATCCGTAACTCGCTGATAATCAGATACCAATTTAATAAGGGCGTGGAAAAGCAGCCGTTTTTTGGCCTCGTTTCCACGCCCTGTTTTTATAACCAATTGCAAATCAGCCCATTGCAAACCCACAGCGTGGCCGCGTCCCGCCACCGAAAAGAATGCCGAGATCTGAAAGTGTGACGTGTTCCGGTGTCGTGCATGGAGGTAGTCACATGTCACGGAAAAACCATCGGGAAAGACCATGTGGCGAGTGAAGCCCCGGCGGAGGTGGAGCCTCTGGAGGCATGGTCGCCCATGACCTTGTGAATGGGTGTCAGGCGACAGCCTGACGGGATGAGCGAAGCGAACCTCCAGAGGTTTCACCTCCGCCGGGGCGTGTGAAAGCTAACAGGTTGTCGTGGTGCATAAGTCTTTGTCTCATAACAAATTAGCTGTTTTCAGAGTTGGCAAAACAACAACTCTGAAAATAGCGTACTATCTAATATCCAACGATTTACGCTCCACGCCTAATGTATCGGCCGGTCCGGAAATCAATCGTCGTAGGAACCATTTTCTTCGGTGAGTCCCTGACACTCAATATCATAGCAGGCGTAATCATCACTCTCATCGTCGTTACCTTCATGGTCGTCACAGGGAAAAAGTAAAAAAAGTTTAGCAAAAGTTTGCAAAACCAAAAATAATGCTTACCTTTGTAATCCAATCACATCGCGGGGTAGAGCAGTTGGTAGCTCGTCGGGCTCATAACCCGGAGGCCGGAGGTTCGAGTCCTTCCCCCGCTACGAATTTGCCGCAACTTCTTGTAAATCAAGGAATTGCGGCAAAATTATCAAAAATGCTGCGCCAGATTTGCGCCAAAAAAATTCGCTGTCTGAGCCGGTTCCTGTCAAACCTTTGTTGGGGAGTTCAAAAATTTCCCCAACAAAAAAAATGTCTTCAAGTCTCCGCACGACGAATGGCTTTATTCCGGCAAAGGTCGCCGAAGGAAAGCGTTGGTATGTTGAATTCTATTGCCTCGATCCGGAAACCGGTCGCATGAGAAGAAAGAGGGTGTCTGTGCCTAAGATAAAAGGCGTGACCGCCCGCAGAAGGTACGCCAACGACATGGTCATCAACATCAACGACCAGCTCTCGCAAGGATGGAATCCCTACCTGTCCCTGAACAATCCGGAGGAATACACTCTTTTTGATGATGTCTGTGAGAAATACTACCGCTATCTGTACAAGTTGACGGAATCGGACATCATGCGCGTCAAGACCTACAATGGCTACACTTCGTTCCTGAACGTGTTCCGTGGCTGGAACAGCGAACAACACAAACCGGTGTGCTATGTCTATCAATTAAAGTCATCAGTTGTCTCGAAGTTTCTCGACTGGCTATGGCTTGATTGCGGGAAGGCTGCCAGAACCAGAGACAATTACCTCTCTTGGCTTCGCAGCTTTGCCGGATGGCTTATGGAGAAGAACTACATCAGCGAGGACTTCACGGCGAATCTTACTGCCGTCCAGGGCAGGCGCAAATGTGCAAAGAACCGCACCGTCATCCCGAAGGAGACGATGCTTGCCATCCGTGAATATTGCAGCGACCGCAACCGCCACTATCTTTTGGCTTGCTATGTTCTCTATTATTGCTTCATACGCCCGAAGGAGATGAGCCACATCAGGATCGGTGACATTTCGGTAAAGGGAGGCACCATTTCCGTCAGGGCCGAATATTCAAAGAACCGGAAGGATGCCGTGGTAACCCTTCCTGATTGTGTTCTCAAACTGATGCTCGACCTTGATGTGCTGTCAACCCCCGCTGACTGGTATCTTTTCAGTTCCGGCTTTCGTCCTGGACCTGCCCACCATCCAGCTAAGCATTTCGGAGACTTCTGGACCTACCATCTGAAGAAGGATCTGAGGCTCCCTTCCGAGTACAAGTTCTACAGCCTCAAGGACACAGGCATAACGGATCTGATCAAGGCCCGCACCGATCTCCTTTCTGTTCGTGACCAAGCCCGTCATCACTCACTCCAGATGACGGACCTCTACACCCCTCTGGAGACCCGCACCGCCAACGAGTCCATCCGCCACCACGAGTCCTATTTCTAACCATTTATTCACGTTACTACCACTCGACAATGCTGTAGGAGAGACCGGCGCCGATGTAGGGTAGCGGGGTGATGCGGTTGTCCTGGAAGGTTATGCCGTAACCGGCCTGGATGCCTACTGACCAATGGTGTCTTTTTCGTGACGGCGCGGAAAAGATCTTGGTGACTGTCTTCGTTTCCGGAAAGACCTGGATCTGGTCGAGGCTTGGCTGGTAGCCGGACACTATCGCACGATAGTCCTTGCCGGAATATTCCTTCCGCTCTTTGGGGAGCTGGACGAAGGTGGTGTCGTGTATGATCACGATGTCGGGATAGGCGACAAGGAGTGTGTCAGTGATGGTGGTTAGGATGGGGACGGGGGTCTCGACGGTGACGGTGTCCCTTATGATCAGGGTATCAGCCTTGGGTGTCTCGATGGCTTCGGCGACCGCCGCGTGGTAGCCCAGCCTCCAGCTCAGGACGGAGACAGCCGCCACCAGCGCGGCGACAAGCAGAAGGATCCACCCCGGCTTCATCGCCTCACGCCTCCGAGCCTGTCAGCCCACCGCTCCGTGAAAAACGAGTAATAGCTGATGGTGCCAAAGCTCTTGAATGAAGAATGCAGCCAAGCCCAAGTAATTGACGGAATACCAATGATAGGCAAATACAACCATCCGAGATAAAGCGACTGCCTCGTATGCCCCCATTCGTGGTCGAGTGTCAGACGCACATAGGAGTTTGACAGCCCGGCATACTTCAGAGGCAGGATTATCCTCTTTCCGAGACTGATCCCGCCTCTCATCTTTTGGGAATATAGCACCTTTGCTCTGCGGTGTTCGCCCCTGATTGCATCGTCGTGTCCGTACCACCGGAACAGCAGCAATCCCAGCAAGTTCTGCGGCAACTGCCAGATGTAAAGTAATACTTTAATAAAATCTTTCATATTCTTTGAATATTAGAACCTTTCTCCCTTGTATCGTCTATTATAGAGCAGCTGTCCCCGTTGCGGCCCTCCCTTGCGGTGACTGATGTGTACGAATGACGGATAGAGGATCATCTGATCCACCTCCCTCCAGATCTCCGGCGTGTCCCTGACAACCTTAGCCAGCGCGTGGGGGTCTTCCGCCGCGATGTCGGCCGCCTCGCCCTTGACGTGCTGCGAGGTCGGGACTCCTCCCACCGCTTTGTTGAGCTCCGGGCATCGGTAGCCGCTGTTTATCCGCAGCGGCCTCCTGACAATGTCACGCAGAGGCTGGAGAACCCTTTCCGTCAGCTCCTTCACCGCGTCACGCACATCGAACGATGTGATCACGTTGCAGATGCCCTTGCGCTCCGCCGTCGGCGAGGCCTCGAATTCCTTGTAGGAAAAGTCCTTAGTTATCGTCCCCATCGTTGTCCTCCTTCTTGTCGTTCTCCGTCTTTGAGGTACCGAAAGGCGGCTCCCTGTCAGTACACCTCACCTTCACGCAACGAAAGGCGTTAAGGTGAGCTATCCTGCTGCTCTGCCTGTCGTTGCGATCCCGTAGCACGGACATTTCTTTATATAGCTCGCCAATCTTGGTTTCCTTGCGCGAGATCTCCGCTCTGAGATCCTCCTTCTCCTTTCGGTACTCGTCAGCTATCTCCCTCCACTGGGCTATGCTCTTGCCCACGTTGTCCAGCACCTGCGAGGTCTTGCGATCTCCCAGCAGGAAGACCGCCGTGAACGCCCCGGAGGTTATAAGCGTCATCACTATGTTAGTCCAGTCCATCATGGTTTAACTATTTATGTCGATGATCATGTCTTTATTTTGATGTAATTGGGTGATTTAATCAATCACAGAAGTATCTGCTTCCTGAGTTACGGTACAAGTAGCATAGACAGTATTCCCATCAGTGCTTACCAATTGTACAGTGCCGGTTCTTGAAGAGCCGGTGTCATTTGCCCTTGCCACCAGGTCGGTGTCGCGGTCTCCGAATCCCTTGGTAATCCCGTCGCTGACAAGGCACCAGTCCGGAAGCGTCAGTCTCCAGCCGGCGCTGTCTTTGTCCGTTATCGTGAAAATCGCTCCGTCGCCACCCGCCTCAAATGTTAGTGAAGGCGGGAGATTCCAGGTGACAGCTAATTCTAAAGCATCCTGTGTACAATTGCAAGTGGCAATTACAGCTCCAGTAGAAGCTTTAAGAACGAGATCAAAGGTTCTCTCTGAAGAAGTGTTAACATCAGGTGCCAGAGACAAGCTCTTATTTCCGGTACCACTTATTGGTAGCGGGTTGTCACTTACTAAACTGTTGCCAACATAAGAAGGTCCTTCAATAGTCCAACCTACATTATCTGGATCAGTGATATTCAAGTCAAGACCTGAGGCGGATAGATCACTTTGACCATTGCTGTCAAAGCGGAATGTAGCAGGAACATTCCAAGAAGGCATAACTAAAGACTCCTGATGGTAGGATATTGATGCTGTAGTTGACTTGCTTCCCTCGCCCGTTATCTTCATTTCAATAGTATCATCTCTGCTTAGGCCCGTGATGTTCTTACCAACGGTGGCCTTGAGATTAAGCTCATCAATGGTTACCAAACTTGGTACTGATGTGAACTCATAGGTAAAATCAGTTATAGTTCTAGTGGCACCTGAGGTATAGGTAGCAGTCTGGTTCGGGGAAACCTTAGCGGCTATATCTACATCCCCACCCGTCTTTGGAATAATTACAGTAGGAGATGCGGCATTAACTGATGAATAGGTTACTTGATTGGCCTGTTGGTACACATCAATACTTTGGGTTACTTTAGAGCCATTCCATGTTATAGTAGCTGTAACCGTATCGAGTTTAGTCCTGGCCTTAACAGTTGAACCAAGATTCGAGCCGTTTACCGTTTTAGACAACGTAATGATAACATCCGAAGATGTTATAGAAGGAGTATCGGATTCTCCAGAAGAATAATCAATCTTGCCTGAAGCTGAGATAAAGCTTGGTGAGTCAGCTGAGCCACCCGATGCTGGGATATCGTCTAATGAAACAGAAGCAGAGCTTAAAGTATAGGTGACCTTATTGGGATCCTGTCTTACAAAATCGGTATGAGTTAAGGTCTGACCATTAACGATAATGGTTATCTTAATACGGGCTGACTTATAAGAATCAGTGATGTTCTTTCCCAGAGAATCCATAACTAGCTCTCCTGTATGCTCGTCTAAAGTCCAGTTATAAGGAGAACCAGGAGGATCAGTATAATAGGTATATTTTACAGAATGAGAAGAATTAGATTGGGTAAGAGTTCCACCACCAGATGTTTTGCCATTCCATCCCCAAGGGATTGAAAATTCGTAAGAAGGGGTGGCAACACCTCCTTCTGCGCCTATATCCCAATTAGAATATCTCATATTGACACTTGCAGTGCCGTAGGTCTTCTCACCTTCTGTTTGGGTAATAGTGATGGTTTTAGAAGATACCCCAGGATCACCCGAATCGCGGAGCCTGAAAGTGATGTCCCTGGAGTTCTCTGTCTGATTCTCCGCCACGTCAAAGGAGATCTCAAAAGTGTAAGAGCTAGATGCCCCAGGATCTCCAGATATCTGATGAGAGACGTTCCCGTCCCAGGAATAGGCAGTCCCGTTCACCTTCAGAGCAAAGTTTGAAAGTAAAGATGAATCAGTGAGATTAGTCAGCTTCAGAGATGGTGAGTTGCTGGTGCCAGTGATTTTCACGGTATCACCAAGAGCTGCAACAGAATAGAAAGTCTTGTCTACCCTGATAAACTCACCAGCTCCAACCTGTAAGAGAACTACAGAATCAGAGGCTCCACCAGAGGTAACTCCTTTGATAGAGCCTGATCTGCTTGATCTTCCAGTATGGGAGCTTGCTTTTAGTGATCTTGTCCCTGAGCCACTTCCTGTAGACCCAGATACTACAGTGATCCAACTTGGTTTTGCCATGATGATTCTGTTTTTAGAATAAATTAGAAGATGAGAGGGGTTTCGCCCCCTCCCACCTTATGACAGTCTTATTCAAGAGTCCAGCTGTCGTTTGACTCTATAGTGAGCGTCTTGGATTCTCCGGCAGCCACAAAGGTGAGGCTCTCTGGAGTGAGGTTGATGTAGGAAGAAGACCCCTGCTGACTAAACGTGAAGTCTCTGGTGGCAGTCTTGCTGCCCTCGCCGGTGACAGTTACTGTCACTACAAAGCCTCCACGAGGCTCCGTAGTAGGGTTGGCTCCAACAGAGACGATGCCGTCAGAAGAGAGAGCAAACCCAGTTGCAACGGTCTTGACCTTTGGACTGAGATCAAAGACAACCGCAGCAGTAGTGCTGGCCTCTGTTCTGGTGGCGCCAGAAGTATAGGTGACAGTCTGCTTGGCGCCAACATTGGAGTTGTCGGTCATGTTGCGGCTTTGGGTACCGTCAGCCTTGAGTGAAACCTCTGTGGCAACGGCAGAGTCAAAGGTGATGTCACCGTAAGTGGCGGTATTGGCTGCCTGATATACATCCACAGAAGCGGACTTGGTAGCTGTAGTCTTCCAGGTAACTGTAGCAGTGAGAGTGCCTTTCTTAGTTCTGTTGGTAACAGTAGTACCAAGTGAAGCAGCTGAAACTCCCTCACTAAAGGTGATGGTACAATCATCAGAGCCGTTGGTGAGGGCAACATCACTGGTGACTGATCCCGAGGTGTAAGTCTGTGAACCCTTGGCTGTAACCGTAGTAGAAGATACTGAACCTCCGGAAGCTGGGATGTCAGCTGGAGCAGCCAGTGTCACATCCGTAGCTGCATAAGTAACGGAATTGGCTTGCTGACTAACTGAAACCTCTTTGGAAGCAGACTTGCCATTAGCATTGAGAGTGATAGTTACAGTGCCTGAAATCACGTCTCCAACCACGGTTGTACGAGATTCCGCAGATACCTGACCCGTAGCTGTGGCAAGGGTAAGAGATGAAGGCCATCCGGTCTTAGTTGCATAAGCAACAGTGCCACCGGTAGTAATGGTGCCACCCCCCGAGGTAACACCGTTCCATCCCCAAGGCTGGGAGAAGGAAACAGAAGGGGCATCAACGGTACCACCGGCAGCAGGGATTTGCTGATAAGTACCCACGGTGAGGGTAACAGCACCATAAGACTTGACACCCTTGGCCTGAATGATGGCGATAGCATCAGTGACAACATCGCCGTTACCATTCTGAAGCTTGATCTCCAATGTTCTGGCAGCTTCAGTCTTGTTCTCTGGGATCTTGACGTCGATAGTGAAAGCGAACTGAGCATCCTTACCCGGATCGTCATCAATGCCCGTGTCAGTCTTTCCATCCCAAGAATCATCGTTGACTGCGTTGACTTGGATCTTGTAGGCTGCCCCGGGGATAATCTTGCCCGTAGTCTCGGCCACCTTGATGTTTGCCGTATTTGCGGTACCCGTGATCTGAATGGTGTCAGAACCGTCAGAGTTGCTACCCTTTGCAGCGGCATTATAGGTCGTGGTCGGCACATTAATGAACTCAGCCTTACCGGCCTGAGAAACAGAGGTTGTGTCGGTTGCACCTCCGGTTGTTTTAGCGGTGATTGTTCCACCTCTCTGCTGACGACCCGTGTACTCAAGGGCGGTAACAGTTGTGGAATCGTTCATGGAACCTGAGCTCTTGCCCAGTTTAATCCAACTCGGTTTTGCCATACTTTTAATGGTTTTTAAGAAATTAATAAATTAGCCTTTGTTAGGTGTTTCGTCGTTGTGTTTAACTCCAAGAGTCCATGGAGCATTAGACTCTATGGTTAGATCTTTAGTGCTCTCTGGGTTCGGGAATTCTAAGTTCTCTGGAACAAGTTTGATGAACTCACTCAGAGGTTGATGCTTGTGCATCATCAGAGCTCTAAATACACTCATAGCTTAGGCTTTTGGAAATTCTCCCCAGACAGCCAGAGACCCGATCACTGAGACCACGTATATGCGATCAGCTTGAGTGACAGGAGCCTCACCGTTCATCCATTTGATGGTGGAGTCACCCACGATAGCATGAATGGTTGCTCCCACTTCGATAGTATAGACAGTCTCTTTGTGAGATGCGCTTGCCTGAACAATGTAATCGTCCTCGAGCTCTGAGACATCTACGTAGGTGATACCATCTAGTCTATCCAGTACTTGTTTTACGGTCTCATTTTTGTGCTTTATCTGATCTGAGTCTGTGACATATTGGCCCTCTAATGGTCGTCTTAGTTCGCCATAGATCTTGATATAATCTGCCATGATATTCTAAGTTTTAAGAGATAACAATGGTCATAGAGTCAGTCCCAGGAAGATCCCTAGTCCGATAGCACTTATAGGTTCCCAGTGGAGTAGAAGCCTCTACTGGAGCCAAGAACGGAACATCGAAACCACCAGATGTAACCTTGTTGATTGACATGGTGTTAGGGACACAGAGCCACAGGTACTTAGTAGCATCATCATTGTTAAGAGTCTTGGTACCATTGAGAGAAGAGCCTCCCTTAGTCAGTGAAGTGATAGTCAACTCATTTCCTGTAGTGGCCTTAGAGAATCCATAATATACTGGGAGATAAAGATTAGCACTAATAGACCTTGGTGAGTTCTTTATGGTAGTACTGCCCTTCTTAGCAGTGACTGAGCCAGATTTGTAGCCCTGAGTAGAGAGAGTGAATTTCTCTGAGCCCTCCGCTACATTCTCCAGGGTCTTAGTCTCGCCGTTGAACTGGATCTGGACAGTGTCAGCTACTACTGGCTTAGAGTTTCTGAGAACCCTGAAAGATACACTGACCTCTACTGAGTTACCTGTCCATTCTGCCGAAGACGGCGAGATGGAAGCCTCAAGTGAAGTCGGGAAGCAGTAGTCCTGCAGCTCCCTTATGGCTCCTGTCACGACTCTGTTCTGCACGCAATTCTCACTGGTCTCAGAAAGTTCGGAGTCAGGCTTGCAGGATTCACCTGGTGTGGGATCAGGGACATCTCCACCGCCCGATGTCTCTTTATCCACATAGAGATTGACAATACAACTGTCTTCCTGAACCCCGGAAGCATCGTTGCATGAGGCAACCCTTATGACTCCGTGCTGAAGTATCCTCTTCTTGATGCCGGAGCCATTGACGAAAACGACTTCCACCCCATAGTCGCCTATCGGGAGAGAGCCGGTTTCCACGAGTCCTCTGATCTCGTTGGTCGTGACAAACCGTGCTTTGACGGCGACTTTCCTGTCGGAACCTACCACCTTCGCCATTATTTCTGAGCAGTCCTCCAATTCGTAGGCTCTGTCTTGGCCGAACGTCAGTCCTTTCGACCAAAGACAGATCCTGATAGGGAAATCATTCCCCCTGACGACATGGAAAATGTCGTTTTTTTCGTTGTATGCGCAATTCATATTCATTAATATCTAATGCTTGAGTTCTTGGTTATCGTTCCTCCGAGGGGTCGAGCGTCAGCGCGGTGGCGAAATTCATGGAATTATCTGCATTCTGAGTTACGGTACAAGTAGCATAGACAGTATTCCCATCAGTGCTTACCAATTGTACAGTGCCGGTTCTTGAAGAGCCGGTGTCATTTGCCCTTGCCACCAGGTCGGTGTCGCGGTCTCCGAATCCCTTGGTAATCCCGTCGCTGACAAGGCACCAGTCCGGAAGCGTCAGTCTCCAGCCGGCGCTGTCTTTGTCCGTTATCGTGAAAATCGCTCCGTCGCCACCCGCCTCAAATGTCAATGAAGACGGGAGATCCCATGTGGCGGCCTTTGCCGCCGACTGTTCAATCGTGAACGACTTCGAATATGTTCCCTTGCCGTCCGTTCTGGTTCCTGTTACCGTGATCGTCCCGACGCGCTTGGAGGAAGAGGTGTTCTGTGCGAAAGTAACCTTAACCGCGGCGGATTCGATGGTGGCCGCAGCCTCCGAAAGCTCCCCGGACACTGTCGCGTTCAAACCTGTAAGGTTTTGGTAGGACATCGGATTCGTCAAAACAGTGAGCGTGGCCTTAACCGTGGCACTGTTCATGGAGAATGTGATGGAGGGTTCCAGCGATGCCGCCGCTTTCTGTTCCACGCTGCTTACGGCGAAGGTTGTGTTGCCGTCAGCGCTCTTCAGCGTTATGTTTCCCTCGCGTTCCGCACCGGTGTTGGCATCGACTTGGAACGAGACCTCTCCGCTGCCCGTCCCAGAATCTATCCCTCCTTCTGCTTCCATCCAGTCAGGGTACTCCACTTTCCAGCCAACATTGTCGTTGTCTGTGACTTGGATAAATGGATCATTGCTCCCGTCTGCGTTGATTGTCCATGTGGTAGGCAAATTCCAGGACGGGTCGGCTTTCGGAGTTTCAGCCTTGGCGGCTTGTTTGGCGACACATCTTGTTAAATTACTCTCGCCGCTTTTGAGTATGAGGTCGAAACTGCGCGAAGAACCGGTGTCGTTCGCAGGGTATCTGACCGACAGTTTCCCTTGGCCTGTTCCGGTCGCAGAGCCTGACTCTAACGTCAGAGGACTACCGAACACTACTCTCCAGCCTGCTCTCGCAGGATCGCTTATGTTTATGTCAAAGGTGCCGCCGGCAGGATTCAAGGTCAGATATTCTCCGAGGTATGAAGAAGGAAGATCCCACGATGGATCTTCGGCTGATGCCGCCGCTTTCTGTAAGACCGTATACGACTTCGAGAAGGTTCCCTTGCCGTCCGTTCTGTCTCCTGTCAGGGTGACCGTGGCCATTTTCGCCGAATTGCCCGTGTTCTCCGCATAGGCGAACCCGATGAGGTAACCGGTGATCGACGGCCCCGTGGTTATGGTCATCCCTCCGGAGGCGGACACCCGAAGGTTGGTGAGTCCTGTCGTGGTGAACGTGTTTGTCACGGTGCCGGCCTTTGCCTCGACCCCTATGCTGTCTTTCTGGAAGCTGATGCTGACTTCAGCCGAAAAATAGGTGACGTTCACTGACTTCTCGGCGTAGACGCTTGGTTTGTCTGTACTTGTCGCCCTGACCTTGACCACGTTCCCCTTTGCGTTACTCTTTACCGTCAGCTTCCCGTTGCCATCGATGGACGCATAGTCCGAACCGCTCACCACACTCCAGGTTATGCTCCGCTGTGTCGTGTTCGACGGTGAATATGTCACCTGGAACTGCGCCGTGTTGCTTACGTCGTTCACGGTGGACGGCCCGAGGATGCCAAGTCCTGTGATGTCGATGTCCACTTTGTCAATGACAGTGTTGTCAGGGTTGGCGTAATGCCATTTGAACGCCATGCTGCTGACAGTCCTATCCGTCAGCGATGTCTTGAACTCGTCCACGACAATAGCCCGTTCCGAACCATCCTTCTCGATGATGTACCTCTCCTTGGCCGCAAGAAACTCCAGCCAGAACCCGTTCATCCCGATGCTGTCGATGTGCCCGGAGTTCTGCTCGAATGTCATCGAATAGTCATTCTCCAGCTCCTGCTCTATCCCGGAATTCACGAACACCTGCGTCTCCGACTCTATCGAGCGGCTGAACTTCCCGGTTGCGTGAATATATTCATACGTCCCTCGCCGCCCCAGGAACTTGTACGTCTTCAGTGGCAGCCGCATCCTCTTGATGACGAAAGAATATACCGTTGACTTGCTTCCGGAACACTCTATCCAAACATCATAGGACACTATGTTTGACACGTCCAGCCCCTTTGCGGAAGCGGTCGCCAGCATCGTGTCAGCGGAAATGTCAAGGTCATAATATTTCAGATTAATGCTATACGTGGGACTGAGCTCGTAGTTGCTGGATGAGCCTCCGGCAAGATAGTTAAATCTGACATAGGTGGAGACATCACCCGCCATCCTGTAGAACCAGAGTCTGTCTTCGGCTCCGACATGGACAGGAGATTTTTCCGGCCTTGTCGTGAATATGGTCGCGGCAAGCGACTTGTAGGCGAACTTCCGGCAAGGCAGCACACTGAAACTGTACGAGCAAGACGACGTGCCTTGCGTGGCTGCGAATACTCCTGTAATCATCCCGACACCGTTGCCTTTCAGAACCCTGAGTATTTCCCCCGCCGGCAACCGTACTATGCCAGAGTTTGGAGTCACCTCAAAACTCATGACCTCCTGATTGGGGACAAAGGTGTTGAGCCTGACGGAGATCGTAACCGTGTCATCCGATTCCGTTGTCAGCGTCAGCCAGGAACTTTCGTCCGCGAACTGTATGTTACCTGTAAATTCCATTACTTCCGTTATCCGGGGCGTAGATCCCCTTGTCTATGGCAAAATTACCACATGTAACATCCTTGGGAAAGGACATCAGATTTCGATGAACTCGCCTCTGGTGGTGACCCTGTCCGAACCCGCCGCCACCGTTACCGAGAGCTTCGCCACGATCCATTTCCTCCCCCTGAAGTACACAGGCCTGTACAGCCTGAAGTTGTGCAGCTCGACAGGCGTGAGGTTCACGTCCACGGCCACCCTCTGCCTCGTCTTTCCCAGCCACTGGGCGAATGCCTTGTGATATTCTTCCCAGAGACCGCCGGGAGTAAGGTCTTCGGTTCCAACAAACTGAAAGTCTGCCTTTGAGATAGGGGCGAATATGCCATTGCTGAAAAACTGATCCTCAAATGACACCCCTATGTAGACCTTGTTGTCACGCTCTTTTCCAACATCGTTCGGTTCAATTATAGCCGCCATGCTCCGTGGAAAAGTTGTGTCGGAAATGAATAATTTTTCCGGCACGCAGCCCGCTGTCATAAATTCGGTGCTATTGTCAAATGTGTCTGCGCCTTCCACATGGTTTTCCACAGGCTTTGCCCCTTTGTAAAGCAAGTCGCATTCATACGCTATTTCCGTTACAGGAACGATCACGCCATTGTTTGGGTTATATTGTCTCCTTACGACTCCGTCATATTTGCGGCCAGAATAGACATCACCAGTAGCCTCGTCGAAGACCACCGAATAATCCTCACTTGACGAAAAGTGCGCCAGTATGCCGTCCACATTGCCCTCTTGGATTCTTTCTACTCGACCGTCTTCCATATTTTGGGTTAGCTTTGTAGTGTCATAGGAGATTCCATCGTCGCCATAGCCGAACTTATAAGATACGGCTTTCTCTTCCGAAGAAGAATAATCGTCCTCTATTTTTTCTTCCCAATCCTCGACAGGATAGCCAAGAACATCTTTATTCTCTATCATTCTAACTTTTCCGCCGTCGTTGAATATGGTCGAACAGAACATCGAACAAAGACCTTTAATCAACTCAGCGAAAGAGAGGTCTGGAAGGAACGAGGCCAAATCAGTGATCTTATTGTTTCCTGGAGTAGAAGATCCTCGCCTTGTGGGCTTTCCGGTTGACGGTGGCCTTGTTCCCGATGTTGCCACGTCACGCCACCTGTTCGGCTTCACCACGTCATCAAACAAGAATTCGTGGTATCTACCAAGAATGGATAGTTCAGCCCATCCGTTCCGGAGTAGCATGTCGTTAGGAACATTTACCGAGCATCCTGCCAGGATGACCCTCAATGGAATAGCCGGAATGAAGGTATTATAGGTAAAACTCTCTGACGCATTGTAATAATTGTAATACTTCTTCCTGTAGAGGTAATCGTCTTCAGTTAGTTGCCCTGTGGTAGCGCCTGCTGAACCTGGCTCACCTGACACGGGAATTCTACTGATCACCGAATATGGCTGTATTGCAACATTTGTCTTGTTAATAAGCAGCGGCGTAGAAAACTTCGAGAGGGTGCTTGGGATGGAACCCGTGTCGAACTCCAGGATGCTCTTCTCCCAGATCTTCCCCTCCAGTTCCACCATCTTCTCCGTGAACGTGTACATCAGACACCCGTCCTCGATGCCGTCGTACACCAGCGTCCCGCTCACAAACGGCACACCCCCGATCCACACCGAAGCTTCCAGTCTTTTCACGTTCGGCGCCAGGAACATAGCCGGCGTGTACTCGAACACCCTCCTGTTCACCGGACTCGGCGGAAACGAAATCTGCGTGCTGAAAGCCGAAGGAATATGATCCTCCTCCAACATCGGATTCTCCATCTCGATCTGGAACTCGAACCCCTTCGTAAGATCCAGCTCCGTGAAATCCTTAGTCAATATCCTAACCATAACGAACTCATTATGGCACAAAAATAGCCACCCTCAGGCGGCCACAAAAGGACAACGGAAACGGATTCTATTCTTTACCCGTGTACTTCGTGAAATTAACAGGTGGGATAAGAACCGCACCTAAGCCTCCTTTCAATGCCACATTGGCAATGTGTTCTCTTACAAAAGGGAACACAATGGCCGCACCATTGATACGGCCAAAATCCTCATCGCTTTTGATGTCCGATTCACCTTCTTTCTTGAATATTCCCACCATTTTTGCCGTAATCCTGAACTGCTCAACCTCGTCACGCTTTTGCGCCACTGTAACATCAACAGTGACGGCTATTCTTGGTTCGGCAGATGCGACTCCAACATTTATATCGAATGAGTTTTGAGCCTTCTTGTCGAATATCACATCGCTAATTCTTTTGAAAGAACTTTCGATTAGGATGATATTTTCAAGGGTAAACCCTGACTTTGGATTGCTGTTGTCCATAATTCTTATGCTGCTTTTGGATAGTTATCATTATTAATTTCAACACGGAATTGCGCACCTGATTGCTGCGAAAAGGAATAAGTCTCACATCCAATAGGCGCTAATGAAATCCAAGTGAAAGGCATTTCGTGGAATTTTGGAGTGATTTCAGATTTCCGCAAAGAGAAGCGATTCTCATCTTTGCACGAGAAGGATGCAAAACCAGCCCCTTCTTTAACAAAGATTGGATTTTTCACTTCGATGTATGATTTATCTGAAATGAAGCAAATGTTTTCAGTAGGGAATTTCTCGATGAATCTGCTAAATAAGTCATCCTCCCATTCAAGGTATAACGCATCGTTACGATAAACATCATCGGGCACGATTTCAATGATATGCATAGAAGACATTTGATCGAACTCGTAGCGTACTCGAATATTCTGAATCTTTTCAAGAAGAAGATTCAGTTCATTGATAATATATTCATTAGAAGTCATATTCAGTATTTTCTCAAAATAGGAAGGATCTCTCTCATCAAATCAAGCGAGTTCGAACTTTTGGATGAATCAAAATTTTCATCTTCATAATCTGCTGACTCGCGAAGTTTCTTTAGTTGGAAAATATCCCTACGCAAAGTACGGCCATCATTAGGATTACTCTTCTTGATGTATTCCAATACGAGGTTCAGCAGATAATTGTGCGAACCTTCTCTGCTTAAACTACACTCTGAGGCGATTTGATCCTTTGTCTTCCCGATAACATAATAACATATATGGCAAATCCTTTGAAAACAAGCATAGTATGCGCAATGTCCAACAGGGAGGAAAGACGAACTGTCGTGCAAAGACTTAGCGAAAGTTTCATTCATCTCGGATTTGCTCTTATACTTGCTGAATGCCATAGAATGATAACTAAAGTATAATTCCTAAATCCCGGATGTAGTCATCAACAGTTATACCATTCTTATTGAACTTTTGAAGTTCTTGGTAATCCTTGTCCTGCTGCTCAAGAGTAGCCTTGTTAAAATATTCCTCTAATTGCTGAATATATGAGCTCATAGCGCCTTCATCAATATGTATCTCATCAATCTGTGCAAAGATAATGATAATATTTTTGTAAATGCAAATGCAATACAAAAAAAATAATTGAACAACTTTCCGGCCAAATAATCAAGACTTTCCGCTGATTTTCACTTCGTTCGATGGGGATTGCGGAACAAAGGCAGCCGCCCGAAAGCGGCTGCTAAACGAAGGTCAAGATTGTCAGAGTTTCTTCAGCTCCACCGGCGGGCCGACCTCCAGGTAATGATCCATCGAGGCGGTGATCATCTCGAAGATCTCCTTGGAACGCTTACGTATCTCGTCGATGACTTTTTGGCTGCGTGTTACTCTCCAGTACCAGGTACGATTGAAGCGGTCATCGCAGGTCGATACAGGATCCACATCCTTATTCCCGTAAAATGCGGAAATGTCCGTAAATGTCAAATCAAATGATCCATCTCTGAATGACAGAAAGACCGTACCGAACAATGCTCCTTGTTTATTGCCAAATCGCTGGTTGTAGTACCGTGCGCGGTATCCTTTATCCTCGTCTTTGCACACCACACCGCCAAAGCTTAAATTAAGTGACACGCTATGCCAACCGGCGGTATTGCGGTATAACTCATCCCTTGTCATCCCTGGCATCGAATATGTCTTTTTGAAAGTCAGTTTTTCCGGATCCGCCAGCTTCCTTCCGAAGCAAGTTCCGCCGAACCCTATCAGCATTATAGCAACAGCAATGATTAACCTTCTCATACTCATTCAGAATTAATTGTCATTTTATTCGTCTCATCTGGACATCAAGCGGCCTGTTCAGATGCCGTTCCAAAGAACCTTTCAACTCGTGGAACAGAGACAATGAATATACCCTTGCGGAATCCGCCAGCACTCGGTTCTTCCTGAGCCAAGCTCCGCTTCTGTTCAAAGCGTCATCGTATGTTGACATTCTATGAATATATCTTCCCGGCTTATGGTTGCAAATCACATCGATATTTGTCATATAGATGGTGCAAGAGTCAGGCATACACTTGACATATAAGTCGAAAAACAGATGATCAGGGTATTTTGAAGTCTTATTATTATGAGTGAAACGGACATCGTGACACTGGAGAACCGTTATCCCTCTCTTTTCAAGAGCGAAATCATTCTTTCTATGAATATAGTCAAGATTCGGCTTCCAGATGTTCAGTTGATCCTCCATCCATTCCGCCTCTCTTCCGTACACAGGAAATGTCCCATAGATTGTCAACGTGTCCGGCTGAATAGTCTGTCCGAAGCAAGTCCCGCCGAACCCTATCAGCATTATAGCAACAGCAATGATTAACCTTCTCATACTCATTCAGAATTAATTGTCAGACAAGTCCTTGCAAAAATCACTCCGTAACGGTGTCGTGGCGGAGGATGTCGAACTCCAGCTCCTCGTTCATGATCTTCCTCAGGGCCTCGTCCAACTGGTAGAAGGCGGTGTTCATCGTCCTGATCTCATTGTCGAGCCTTCCGTCCATCAACAGCTCCTTCTTCTCGTACATCTGCTTTTCCCACTCCGAGAATCGATCTGCAATCTGGAACAGTTCAATCCTGGTCTCGATGATGAAAGAGTCAGCCCCGATCTTGTGGCTTTCTGCGGCAACAGCCGCGTTGTTTGAATTAGTAGTACGCATAACTAATTGAATATAAAAACCCTCCGCTAAGGTCTGCGTACCACATACCTGCCTTACGGCATAATGCTGTTGCGACTTTCGTCAGCAACGACCATACGGAGGGCAAAATTTCCCTTTAATAATATGTCAGCAATCTTCTACGGAATTATTCAGCCGTAAAGAGAATGCTAAGTATGTAGTACGCACTGGCAAAGATGCGAATCTTTTTCCAAATTCCAAGAATTTTACGGGAATTTTTGCAAAAAATCGCATTATCTGCCATAAGTACCCCGGCGTTTGGCACGATTGTACTTCTCCGTCTGCTCGATGATCCCGTTCTTCCCCAGCATCGACACATCCGCCTTGATAGGCACGGAAAGCCTTTTGTTCAGAAGCTCGATAGCCTCCAGCAACCTTTCATCTGTCGCTGACCTTGCCGAAACTACGGCGCCAGCCCCAGAGCCGATTCCAGTCACCGGGCTTGTCGAAGTGCCAGTGAACCCACCGCTTTCCCGACCGATAGCGGCTCCCACAGGATAGACCGCCTCGAAGTTCAGGCTCTTCAACGTTCCAGCCTTCCGAGCCTCCTCCATCGTCGCCACGAACGGCAGCAACGTCGGATTGCTCAGTCCGTCAGCCGGTATCACATATTCACCGCCGTTCTCACCCACAAGCACGGTAGGGGAGGAGACGAAGCCTCTCTTGTCAGGTGAGAGCCGCGCCTTGAAGGCCTTTCCGTCCTGAGCTCGGCGAGTGTTCACGAAGCCGCCCTCCTCCGCACCGATCGGTTGCGCCGCGATCAATGCAGTCTGCGCCGCCCCGAAAGCGGCCACGATCGCGGCAGGAGCCGCACCGGCTGGCCAGCCCCATTGCGCCAAGGTCTTGGTGACCGACAAAGCCGTGTTGATGATGGACTGCACCAGATTGAGCGCTTTCGTCCTCTTTGCTTGTTTGATCTCCATCTCCTCGCGCTTTGCCTCTTCCTCTGCTTCCATCTCCTCGACCTTCGCGTTGTACTGCTCCTGTGACACCAATCCGGCATCATATCTGGATTTCAGATCCTTCTTTTTCTTCTCGTTGTTCTTCTTGTACTCGTTGAATGCCTTGTTTTCCTTGGCGTTGGTAAGCTCGATCGCCTTGCTTGCCAGCTGGAAGCCTTCCTGCGCAAGCCCTCCCATTCCAGTCAAGGCACTGGCTAGATCTTCCGCTTTAAGCCTTCCATCAGACAGATTAGCAAAGAACTGATCCCACTGCTCTTGCGACACGCCGAACAGGCTACCTTTTCTCGTACCGGCGAAAACCCCTGCGGTGTCCTCATTCTGCTTGTTTTTGAGCTCGGTAATTTTCTCAATAGTCTGTTGGAGTTGCAGTTCGTATTTATTCAGCTCTTCTTCTGGGATTACCGCTCCGTCAAATTCTCCGCTATCAGTGATCTTTTTAAGTTCGGTTTTGAGATTTTCCAAATATGCGAGGTCGGAAGAAACTAAATCGGCATTCATTGATCTTTGCATCGATGACTTCTCTTTTGACGGACCAACAGGCAAAGCAGACATCTTCTGCTCGTATTCGTTTTTTATCTCAAGCCTGTTCAAGTCGTGTGCGGTCTTGAGTTTAGCCATCTCTTTAGCCTCCGCATCCATCCGAATCTTCATCAGATTATTCTGATGCTTCTTCTCGATAGCCTCCAGCACCGCCGCCTGATTCTCGTACAGAACCTTGGTGTCCCTGAATTTCTTGAGTTCCGCCTGGTACCGGGCCTCCTCACCGTCCATCGCCGCCCTGGTCTTGTCCGTCTCCGCCTCGTTGATGATCGCCGTTCCCTCCTTGGCCAGATCCGCCGCCTTCTTCTCGTACTCCTGCCGCTTCTTCAACGCATCCTCCGAATGCTTCTTGGTCTTCTCCTGCAACTCATTCTCGATCTTGGCTCTGTCCGCCCCCTTCTCCTTATGAGCAGCCAGCCGTGCCGTCAACGTAGCCACCTCCAGCTCATAAATCCTATCGTCATATTCCCCCTGCGAAGCAATCTCCTTCTCATTGAACTGCTTCGTCAGCTCCGCCTTAGCCTTCAGGAACGCCTCATCATTGCTCAATGACCACTGCTGCTTTCCGGTTTTGTTGTCAGGAGTTGTTGTGACATCGCTATCCGCAGTTGAGTAGGCTGATGTCCCGGATGTCGTAGTAACACTACTATTCTTCCTCTTATTTACGCCATACAACGCCTCTAATGTCTTCACGTCTGAATTGTACTTATCTATTCCGGAAGAGACGGGACTTAATTTCTTCGCCAAATCATCAGGATGGAAATCTCTGAGTATAGGGCTTCTTTTCAACGCCGCCGCAGCGTTGACCTTGTCGGTACTGGATGATGTCTCCGATGTCATCGTGTCTCGGAATCCCACAATCGCTTCCAGAACGCCACGGTAATCATCTTCGCTCATCTTGGAGTCTTTATGTGTCTTGTTGTAGGCATTCCTGATGTTCTCCGCCGCTTTCACGGTACTGTCCTGGAGCCCCTCATCCAGCTTGGATTTGGCGTTCAGCATCCCTTTCAACCTTATCTGCTCGGAAAGCTTGTCATTGACAATGCCAAGAGCCGCGGCAACCTCATCATTGGACGCTTTCTCATCAAGCAGGTGTGGAAGGTAAGAACCGTACTGATCGTTTATCTGTTTGATGGCAGCCGCCCTTTCCTTTGACCCGATGGCCGCCGAGGTGACTGCATCCTTCAGCCTATTCACCGCATCTTTTTCCCTGTTGATTTCAGAGGCTGTGTCAGCGGCCGCCTTCCTCATCTCTGTCATTTCCTTGGTTGCTTCTTTTGACCGCCTGACAAATGTGGTTATACCGACAACCACGGCGGAGATGACACTTAGGATTAGCCCGAAAGGATTAGCTTTGATGGCCAAACCGAGGCGTTTGAATGCAATAGTAGCAGCCTTGGTATTGCCGACAAGAAGATTTTGAGCCAATGACAAAGCTGCGGTACCGACACTTGCACCCTTCAGACTAAGCGCTTGTTTCAGCAAAGCGTCTCTATTCTCCTTGCTCCAGAACGCCAGCAACTTGTCATACGCAAGCTTGAGTTTCGCCCGTTGGTTATAGATGAATATGGCCGCCGCAATCTCGGCTATTTGGTAGCGATACTTGACCATAGGACCAATCAATGCGGAAACGGCTTTCAGACCCATATTCGTAAGTCCGACACTTTCAGACATCAGAGGGTTCATTTTCTCTCCGATTTCTACGGTCGTCTCCATAAGAGCCTTCTTCTGCTTTTCCAACGTGGCCGTCAACGAGTTGTTTTTGAGCTCATATTCATTGGTGATAGAGGTTCCCTCGTTGAAAGCTTCGGCCGCGATCAATTGCTGCTGCCGCAATGTCTCCGTCTGTTTTGAAAGGCTTCCGAGTACCTGAATGGCGCGTGAACCGTTCAGCCCCATATCTCCCATCGCCTCGGTGATAGCTTTCATTCCGCCGTCCCCACCTTTGTTCATTCCTTCCAGCACACGGATGAACGCCTCGTTGACATCGTTGTTCAGCAAATCCGAAAAATCTTTTAGAGACATCCCTGCAATCTTTGCGAATGTCTCCGTCTTCTCGAACATCTTTGTTATGGTTTGTCCAACGGCCGTGGAGGATGTCTCGGCCTGCTGATGTAGAGAGTCAAGCGTGGCCGCAAGTCCCATCACCTTGTCGATGCTGATCTTGGCGTTAGGTGCGATACCGGCAAGCCTTCCGGAGAAGTCCACGATGTAGCCTTCGTTGGCCGTTGACGCGGCTCCCAGGTCGTTGATGGCCGAACCGACCTTCAGCATCGCCTTCTCGATTCCGAACTCATCCTTGAGGTTGAACACATCGACCATCTTTCCTACTTCCGTGATGGCAGCCTCCGCATCACCGCCAAGATCCTCGGAAAGCGCCACGTTGATCTGGTTGGCGGCCTTTGCGAACCCCAGCAAGTCTTCCTGACCGGATATTCCCAGCTTACCGCCGGCCCGCACAAGTCCAAGCAACTCGTTCTGAGCTGTCTTTGTGTCTATGCCTTTGAGTTTCTCACTGAGTTCCGAAATCTCATCTTTAGTCAGCCCCGTGGTCTTCATCGCATCCGTCATCGCCTCGTCATAGGCTAAAAACGCATCACGTGCACCAGTGAACCTGTTAATCACATTTGCGGCTCCTTTAAAAGCTGATGTGAGCGAAATGGCATACTTGCTAAGTTTGTCCATCATCTCACACGTTGTATAACTGACGGCTTTAGACTGATCGGTAAGCTCTTTGTATCTTGTTTTTAATTCTTGAAGTGCCTTGTTTAACTGGTTCCAATTATCGGAGCCAGGAACAGCGCGTTCAAGTGCAGTTCGTGTGGCGGTGATTTGATGCTTAAGCTCTTTCATCGTCTTGCTTGTAAGAGGAACTGTTTCTTGAAGGGACTTGAATTCAGACTGGCATTTCTTCAGTGAAGCCTGCTGAACTTCCAAAGACTTGCTCAAATCTTGATATTCTTGACTGGCTTTCTTTCCCGCCACTTCAAAAGCGGTCATCTTTTTCCGTGTCTCTTCAATTGCGGTTGTTGTGTTGTTTATTTGCCTTTCAAGTTCAAGCAACTGTTTCCTGCCGCCGTCCCCATTGATGATCAGGTTCAGCCGAAGATCCTCATCAGTAATTCTTTTAGCCATAATCTCACGTGATTTATGGCACAAAAATAGCCGCTAATCAGCGGCTGCAAAAGGACATAGATGTTGGCTATCCCACCTTTGGAGGATCAAAGAACTTTGTTCTGGTTGCGATAATGACAGTTAAAATGAAGGCAGGGAGTGATAGCCAACCGACCACTTTCCAGTCGTGGATGTCGAATAGCGGAAGTGTCCAGATAATGACCGCGAACAGTGCCAAAAAACCAGTCGCTGCGAGGACAACCTTTTTCATCAGCCACCTCCGTTTTAGTGCGAGTTCTCTTGCGTCCTCATCAGATGTCTCACAACTATTTTCATCTATTCCTGCTAATTTCTCTATGCCTTTCCACAATGCGACAAAAGGGAACGTGATGATGACGAATACCCACAATAAAATCCTGCTTGTCACCGGTTTCCAGAACACAACCAGCAGAACGAGGATAATCACTCCTATCGGAACATCAAAAGAACCCCAGAACATACTCAATCAGAATTACGTGTTATCTCTACCTCTTGCAAAAATCACTCCACCGTCTTGCCGTATTGCATTTGTATTGCGAATGTGTTTACAAAGAAACAAACTTTGGGCCAAATAATCAAGACTTCCCGCCTGATTTTCACTTCGTTCGCCCCAGTTCCGATTCCCGGATCCGGGCGATGACATCCTCCGTGAACTCGTACATCAGCCGCTCGGCGATGGAGGCGAAAGCACCGAAGACATAGCGATTGTGGATCTTGCGGTTGCTCTTGACGGACTTGCCGCCACGCTGGAGACGCTTCATATCCAAAAAACGCTCGTAGGCCACGTGCACGAACGTCAAAGTCCCCGAAGCACCGCTCCCACCGGTCACAGAAACACTCCTGGACGACTCCAGCCGCCCGGAACGCTTCTTGACCTTGGCCTCGATGGCCTTCCCCTGATTTCTCAGAAGCCGCTGACCCTCATCCTGAAGGACCTCACTTACGAAACGCGCCCTGACATCCATCACTCAAACGCAAGCTCGATGCTGTACCCGCTCCAACCTCCGAACACGCTTGCCTCAGGCACTACATCAGCCGAAGCCAGCGACAAACCCGTCACCAACTGACAATTATAGCTGGAAGCCTCCTCCGTGATGTAGGCCAGAATCAAATCCGCAACCTCCAGAAGCCGTGAATACTGCTCATTCTCCGATTCCTCCGTCTTATCCAACCCAAGCCCCTTCTCCAACACGAAGATCACCGTCCCCAACTCTTCCCGGAACGTGTCCGAATCCCCGCGCTGATGCACCTCCGGACGCGCCACGAGAACCTGCACACCCGAAAGATGCGCCAGTTTGGACGTGGCGTCCGACTGTGCGGTCGTGCAAATCGGATCGATGTGCCCACAGCACCTGCAGGAGTGGATCTTCAACCCCGAAAGGTACTCAGTGAGCCTTTGAAGCCTTGATAATCTGCTCATTTCTCTTTCTCTCCTTATAGTTATGCCACATAATCGACAGCACCGAGAACAACGGCTCCTCATCCACCCGGTCGATGTTTCCAAGCGTGTTCTCCTTAGCCACCTCGACCAGAAGGTCATTCCACCCGAAGCTGACACCGGAATGCTTGTCATCCCCGGCGAAAAGCCTCGACAAATCAATCTCCTCCCCGTCAATCTCCAGAACACCAGACTGGAGGTACTTCAAGCAAGCCGAGAACCACATCATCACAAGGTTCTTCCGCCACCCTTTCAACCTCGATGCTCTGCGAATATGCACCCTCGCGTTCCGCTGGTCCACATCTGGAACCATACGGCCTGCGCGGTTGGCCTTCCCTGACCGCACACGGTACAAAAAGGCGATGCACTCATCCAGATCATCTGTTTCGTGGCTCCTGAAAAACCTGTTGATTGCGGCGGATGCGTGCCTGAACTCCCCGAACGTCAGATCCTGGAGCAGTTCCCCCGGACCGTGAAGCCAAACAAGCCCCGAACGCACCACCGGCATCGGATTGGCGACCGAATCAAACGTCAGCGCAGCCGACTCCTCCGAAAAAAGGAATCCGAGGAACCTCTCGCACATCCGATAGACATTCTCATCCCTGACAGAAGAAGAGCCATTGAATATGTCCGTGAACCATCCCTTGACAGTTCTCCGTACCCTAAGCAGCATCCACAAGACCCTCACATTGAAGTCCAACGGCGATTCCCCACGCCTAAGGCACCACTCGAAGATCCTGAACACCTCCCGCACCTGTTTCGGAGTCATCTCACTCCACGAGCCAGGCACCTGCACGACCTTACCGGTCTCGAAAACCTCAATCGTGTTCATCACTCGGTGGTAAAGAATTTGTTCCTCCTGTCATTCACAGGCAAAAGCTTAGGGTCCACCTTCTCCTCGCTGATCAGCGCCGACAAATCCGTCAAAGCGTCCTTGACCTCACTTTTCAGATTGCCGACGTACCAGTCGATCTCATCCATCGTGGCCACACGGTTGGACTTGTTGCCCTGATAGGTAGGGGAGAACCGCCTTGCGATCTCGATAGGGAACACCTCAAGGCTCCACCTCGTCCCAGCCACGATCACCGCACTGAGAATGGCCGCCCTTCTGGCCAGCGAGAGCACCCTCTCGTCAGCCGAGCCGTCGGCTATGGAAGCCCACTTAGATCG